AATGCTTTTGATTCTGGCACAACTTATGGAGATGGAGTGGAGCTTTGTTCTACTGCACACCCATTAGTTTCAGGCGGAACTAACTCTAACGAACCTGCAACTGCAGCTGACCTAAACGAAACTTCTTTAGAAGCAGCTATCATTCAGATTGGAAACTGGACAGACGAGCGAGGGCTTCTTATTGCAGCTAAAGCCCGTAAGTTGGTTATCCCTTCTGACCTACAATTTGTGGCAACTCGTTTGCTCCAGACTGAAGGAAGAGTGGCAACTGCAGATAACGACCTCAATGCGATTCGTAGCATGAGTTCTGTTCCTGAAGGGTTCGCGGTTAATCACTACTTGACCGACACAGACGCATGGTTCTTGATGACAGATGTGCCTAACGGTCTTAAACACTTTACACGTAGCCCAATGGCAACATCTATGGATGCTGACTTTGATACAGGTAATAGCAGATATAAGGCTAGAGAGAGATACTCTTTCGGTGTATCAGATCCACTAGGAATCTTTGGCTCACCAGGAGCTTAAAAAAATTAAGGGGGCGACTTGCGGGTTGCCCCTTTTTACTTTATACTAAATTAACCTTGACAGTTACATGGTGTAGCTGACAGTAGCCAAGACAAGGAGATTAACATGGCTAATACAACGTTTAACGGGTCAGTCCGTTCCGAAAACGGATTTATACAAGTTACTAAGAGTGCGATAGGCGCTTTTACTAATAATTTTACAGTTAATTCTTCAGGAAATGTAACTAATACAGCAGGAGGCCACTTACAGTACGCAGCCGCTACAGGTTATGGCCCTGCCGATTTGATTGTCGGCAAAGGTGGTAGTCAGTACGGAACTGTAAACCCTTACGCAGAAAGTTCAACACAGCTGTTTCCTTTGGGTGCTATGCTTGTGTATGGTAATAATGTATATCGTTATGGCTTAAATGGCGGTTCTGGTATTACAGCGGGAAAACTTGTTGCACATCAAGCTCAAGATTCAAACCATTTAAACATGACCGCAACCGCTGCAGTAAGTGCTGGTGAAACCGCTATTTCAGTTGAAACAGGTGGTAATGATCTAACACTAAATGAGTATGCAGATGGATATCTTTATGTAAATGACGTTAATGGTGAAGGTCAGACAATGAGGGTAAAATCTAACCCTGCACATGACCATTCAGACGATCCTAGTGTTGTTATAACAACTTATGATCCATTAGTGACTGCATTGACCACAAGTTCTCAACTTTCTTTAATCCATAACCCATACTCGCAAGTTGTTGTTGCTCCTACGGCAGAAGCAGGTGCTGTAGTTGGGGCGACTCTTATTGATATGACAGCTGATTACTATGGTTGGTTTACAGTAGCAGGCCCACAGGCGTTGTTGACAGAGGGAACTTTGGTTCTTGGACATAACTGCATGAGATCAGATTCTACAGCAGGAGCTGTTGAGCCAAGTTCAGGATCAACACTTGTTAATATTGGTCAAGTTATGGTTGTTAATGCCACTACGGAATATTCTCTTGTTTGGATGAATCTACAAATCTAATTAATCAGGTGGGGTGAAAGCCCCACTTCCCAAAATAGGAGATTAATATGGGACTTTCAGACGTACAAGCGCTTACCATAAACGATGAGAATGCTTCTGATGACGATAGGCTAGTCACTGCGGCTAGACCTGATACTTCTGCAACAATGGCTAATACTACTTTTGCTGGCGGTGCAGCTAGAAATGTTATAGTTACAACCACAGGCACAGGAGACAATGCTAAAACTTGCACTATTACAGGCACAGATGTGTTTGGAGATGCAATGACAGAGGTTATTACTTCTACAAGTTCTGCCGAAGCAGTTGCAGGGACAAGTTTGTTTCTAACTGTAACCGCTGTGGAATGTTCTGCACAATATGCGGCTAATATAAAAGTAGGTTCAGGCACACTTTGCGCTCAAGCCGTGCTTGGAAGTAATAGAGTACGATTAAAAGGTATGTCTATAACTTCTGGTGGCACAGCAGGAGATGTCGAGTTTATAAACGGTGCGCCAGAGGATGGCACAACACTGTTTAAGTCACGAACTATAGGAACGGCTAACACGGTTATTGACAGAACTATACCCTCAGAAGGTGTTGTATTTACCAACGGTTTATCTATCAAATACACTTTAGATGTTGCTGATATGATAACAATTTTTCATGCGTGAATACTACAAGAAGGGACGTAAAGTCCGTAAAGATACGGGCATGAAGGGTATGTCTATTAAAAGTGGGGACAAGCGACCCACTAAATCTGGTGCAGGTATGACTGCTAAAGGCGTTGCTAAGTATAGAAGAAATAATCCTGGGTCTAAATTGCAGACTGCGGTTACTGAAAAGAAACCTACGGGTAAAAGAGCGTCTAGGAGAAAGTCATATTGCGCTAGAAGTGCAGGGCAAATGAAAAAGTTTCCAAAAGCTGCAAAAGATCCAAATAGTCGTTTACGACAAGCAAGAAGAAGATGGAGATGCTAGATGGCAATAACTCGCGCACAGATGGCAACTCAAATTAAAAACCCGCCCAATAAAGCCTCAAGGCTTTCCCAGAAGAGGAAACGGGCAGCTGCAAAGGAGAGAGAAAAGAAGGATGGCGTATCTACAAAGTAATATACCGTATTTTAAAGCATGGATAAGAAGAGAATATACAAAGAATTTTATGGACTACCAAGGAGAGTTTTTGCACGCTATGGTGATTGCAGTAACAACAATGCCGAATAGATGTCTCAGTTTTCAAGTAGTTTTTACTGGCTGTGAGTCTGATAACACGGATGAACCAAATGTTCATGGTGGCGCTATGTGGGCAAGAATGCCCATAACTGCCTTGGTTGCTGATGTGTTTTATGAAGAATGGCCTGCACCTATGCCAACACATGTGACACAGCCTTGGGATTGTATGTCACACGACCACTCAGTTTACGTATTAAACAGGGCAACTCCTGCTCCTTGGATAGCCAAAGTCGATGGAGAGTTCTACCCTGCAAAATACTATTTTACTGTTGATTATACAAACAGTGAAGTAGCAGATGATCCTGCCCAGCATAAACAAAGTCATGTTCTTGAGTTGTTAGACGCAGGAGAATATACAGGTAACATAGTTGCGTTACCAAACAATCGGGTTCGTGTTACACACCCTGCGTGGTTTGAAACTGGAGAAGGCGCACCAGACTTTAGACCGAATCAAAATATTTTTCATTCTAAACAGGATCACGAATACGTTTGGGACACCCAACGTGTTTTTAATAATCTATATAAAGAGGAGCAAGAAGATGGCAAAAATGAAGATGGTTAAGGATAAAGACGGGAAAATGGTTCCTGAATTTGCCGCAGATGGTAAAGGTAAGATGGCTGCGGGTAAAATGGTAAAGAAGAAAGGCATGGCAAAAGGCATGGCTGCGGGTAAAATGGTAAAGAAGAAAGGCATGGCAAAAGGCATGGCTGCTGGCAAGATGGTTAAAAAAGGCATGGCAAAAGGTAAACAAGTTAAGAAAATGATGGCTGGGGGTAAAACCAAAAAAGGTTACTCTAAGGGTAAACTTGTTGGAAATCAGGCTAAACTAGATAAAAATAAAGATGGTAAGATTTCTGGAGAAGATTTTAAAATGATGTCTGGTGGCGGTATGATGAAGAAAAAAGGCTATGCTGCTGGTAAGATGGTCAAAAAAGGTATGGCAAATGGCGGTAAAGCTAAGAGCATGGCAAAAGGTAAAGCCAAGGTTCGTGGTTCAGGTATAGCCAAAAAAGGTGTAAGACCTGCTAAGATGAGGTAGTTATGCGTAGATATTATAAAAAAGGCGGTAAGATTTGCCCATCAGGTAAAGCGTGGGCAAAACGCACTTTCGATACGTATCCCAGTGCTTACGCTAATATGGCTGCTTCTAAATACTGTAAAGACCCTAACTATGCAAAAGGGGCTAAAGGAAAGAAGAAGAAAAAGTAATGGGCGCTCTTAAAGATTGGGTTAAACAAGACTGGGTTCGTATTGGTACGGACGGCAAAATTAAAGGCAAGTGTGGGACTTCTAAAGATAAAAAGAACCCAGACAGGTGTCTGCCAAGAAGTAAAGCCAGTAGTTTAAGCCAATCGCAAAGGGCGGCTACTGCTAAGAAAAAGAAACGAGCAGGAGCAAAAGGGAAAACAGTAGTAAAAAATACAAAACCTGCTACAGTAAAAATGCGTGTAGGCGGGCTTGCAAGGAGAAGAAGACATGGATGAAAAAGAAACTGAAGAAGAACTACGGGAAGAATTTTTTGAAGGCCCATATTCTGATTCTCAAAGTTTTGACCAATTTCTTTTAAGTAGAGGTAGAAGAGATTTAGTAAGAACAGGTAAGGGTAAAGGTGAGACTATTAAACTTAAAGGTGGTGGTCTTGCTAGACGTAAGAGGAGCGTAGCACGAGGTTGCGGTGCTATAATGGAAAACAGACGCAAAAAGACTTTATATACATAAGGAGATAATTATGGCGCATTTAAAAATGGTTCAAGTAGGCACGGATGTTCACGACAACCCTGTTTACAATGTTATGGATGAAAATGACAAACTTGTAAAAACTACTATATTTACCGAAGCAGAGGCACTAGCAATGATATCTGGGGTTGAAGCTGAAGCAGCTCCTGTTGAAGAAGCAGAAGTTATTGAGGAAGTAGAAGCAGTTATCGAAGAAGTAGAAGAAGTTATTGAAGGAGTAGAAGAATCTAGTGACGTGCCTGATTATGGAAGCATGACCAAAGTACAGCTAGAAGCTCTTATGAGAGAACATGGTATAGAATTAGATAGGCGTAAGTCTAAAGGTGACCTATTAGAGCAGGTTGATGGTTATTTTAAAGGGTATTTTAATATATAGGAGCTAAGAAATGGCCACAGATAAAAACAAAAGTGTTGATGAATTACTAGCAGAATACTTTGCAAGAGAACAAGGACGTGAAGGTAGAGAACGTAACTTAAAAGATATTGTTACTGCAAAGGGCGTAGATTACGGTATGAAAACACGTAAAGGCCAAAAACCTGGAAAATCTGGTCACACAGATATGAAGAACAAGTTATACAGAAATAGAATACGGATGGCAAAAGATAAACAATTAATAGATGATTATGGTGAAGACGCTATGATGGCTAGAGGTTTCTTAGGTCGTGCTGAAGACACAGAAAAAGTAAAAGTTCCTCCACCTGAACCACGCTCTAAACCACCACGAAAAAGACGAACATACAACCCACAAGACCCAAGTGAGATACTTGTAGGTAGTGGAAGAGGTGAAGGAGGTATGCCGCCAAGACCATTCCCTCCAGGGGATAAGCCAGACCCAATCCCTCCAAGACCAAGACCAAGACCAAGACCAAGACCAGACCCAGGAAATTACCCTTTTAAAAAAGGTGGTAAAGTTCGAGGAGCAGGTATTGCTAGAAAAGGCATAAGAAAGTGTAAGATGGTGTAAAACAT